GTTCTTTTAAAAGACGAAAGTTACTTTTTCGCCTTTTTATTTTTAAAAAATTCAAGACGTTTCTTTTCAAGAGCTGGATCAATACATTTCATCCATTCGCCCAGATCTTCGAATTTACGTACAAGAAATTTGTCGCCTTCTCTGATTCTCATTTGATTATAGAACCCTATTCTTGTTGCTTCAACTTCAATTCCGTTTTTAGGAACTAAAGGGACAACAACATTAGAAGCGTTTTTATTTTCAACTGTCTCAAGGATTGGCTTTTGAAACAAATCTTCTTCTATGTGAGATGGAACGTTCAATAAAACCGAAGGAGCAACAGGACTTGCGTCCTGTGCTTTTTCGTTTGCTTGAGCTACACCTGGCATTTGTGGCATGTTCATGGAAGTCCGTTCGTTACTTAAGCAGTAACAGCGTTATTGATCTTAGGGAACGACTTGTACTGAGCGATTTCATCTTGAGGAACAAGATAAACATCTGCAGTAAGAGTTGTTACACCACCAGTACAGCTATGACGGAAACCAATGTACTGCTTAGACATTGAACCTTGACGTATAGGTACTTCTACCTGATCACCAAGACCAAGATCAACAGCAAGAATTCCTGAAGCTGAACCGATCACTTGAACGTTTGATGTAAGAGCAGCATCGTCAGCTTGAATTGCTTCAAGAAGATGAGTTGAACCTGCACCAGCAGCAACAACTGGAAGAACCAATAGGGCCATACGGCGACCGATTGATAAGTCCTGAGCTGCAGTTTGTTTTTTGTATGAATGAGTAGAAACAGTAGCAGCTCCGGTGAACGCTTGTTCTACAGATAATTGGTTTTCAATATCGAATCTCATAAAAATCCCTCCCAGGATTAATTATTTAAAAGGGGCCGAAGCCCCTCTAATTATACTACTCGTGCTTCTGAAAGAAGTAATGCATCCATCAAACGTACCGGAGCATCGAGGTACATAAGTACTCTCTTACCTTGGTAGTTATCGAAAGTAAGACCACCACCAGCTCCAACTTTATTGAGAGCTTGCTTATGTAAAGCCGCCATTACTGTACGGTTCACATACCAAACACCCTGACCGTTCTCTTTCGAGTCGATCTTGTAATCAGCAGAGATCATCAAGTCCAAGATGTCAGCAGCACCGATCGCTCCAGACGCAAGGTCAGAAACGTCAATGTTACAGATACGAGCAGCTTGACGGTAATCTTTAACTACTAAACCGTGATCAGTAGAGAATGCTTCTTCGTAACCCCAGAAAGTTCCTGGATTACCAGCAGCATCCGTACCGTGAATCTGAACTAGTGTACCACCCTTAGAGTGATCAGTACGAGTTAGACCAGCAGTAGTACCCTTAGGGTAAATACCGAAAACTGAACGCTCACCCCAGTGAACTTTTAGAATTGAACAGTTATCAGAACCAGTTCCACCAGCATCGATAACTTGCTTCGAAGTTTCTTCAGAAGCAGAAACCGTAGAGTAGATATCGAAAAGACCAGCAGTCTTTTTGTTTGAAGTAGAAGGAGATCCGTAGATCAACAAGCTTGCATGTTCAATTGCTTGAGCTTGGATGTGACCTTGAGCTTGGTTCCATCTGTTGTAAGCAATACGATCAACACCACCGCGCTTAGCTACATCTTTATCAATTTGAGATTTAGACTCAAAGTGAGTAGCTGTGAACGAACGCTCTTCGATTGTTGACTTCGAAGCAGGGATAGGCTGGTTTGCCTTACGGTAGTAAACTTCAGGAAGTGCTGAACGGATATCTTCAGTGTGGATTGTTCCACCGTTCATTTCCATATAAGTAATATCGTTTAAAGCAGCATTGTGCTGAATCAGAACTTCTGCCACTTTGCCAATTTGCTTATCTTTACTTTTTGCTACGTCAGCAAGTGTGAGTAGTGTTGAGCCTTTAGCAGCCATATTATCCCTCCCAGGATTTTTTTACATCTGATACATATCATCTAAAAAATTGCCTTCATCTGCAGGTGGTGCACTTGGTTCACCCGTAACCATTTTCGTAGTCGGGTTAAGAAGTTTAGCCAACGCTAAGAAGTCTTTCATGATATAAGGAGGCAGCATAGTACCTCTCTCTGTCAAGATCTTTTTTGTATTAGGCATATTATTTAATAGCTTTTCCACTCGGTCAACATTTTTATCAAATTGTTCTCCACCGAATTCTGGATCTTTCACAAGCTCTTCTTTCCAAGCTTTTCTTTGAACTTGTACAGCAGCTTCTTGAGCTTTAATTGTTAGCTCTCTCTCATCCTTGGTAACTTTAACGTAAGCTTCGAGTTGAGCTTTTGTTAATTTATTATCGAGAGCAAATTTTGCAATTTTATCTTTATCGAATTCATTACCAAGAGCTTTTACTGAATCAGTAATTTCTTTTGCTGCTTTCTCTTCGTCGGTCATGTCCTCAAGTTTTTTCTCAACAACTGGTGGAGTAACGACGACAGGAGGTGTGACAACTTCTTCTTTACCATAACCAGTTAGAAGTTTTTCTTCAGCAGGTGTCGCTGGTGCAGGAGGTGTGACAACCGGAGGAGTTACAACAACTGGTGCTGGAATTGTTGGATCTTCATAACCGAAATCATCTATGTTACTTTCAACTACAGGAGGTGTAACAACCGGAGCGGCCGTTGTATACCCACTAGGAGTCGGCATCCCTGTCGTTGTCGTTGAGTCCGTTTTCGAACCTGAATCTGTTGTACTTGTCTTCATATCGTTCCCTTTCTGTCTTGGCCAAGATGCGAGCTGCTTCTTCGAAATCAGCTTCACACGCTAGTTTATAAATGGAATTACCTGCTCGTAAAAATCCTAAGCACTCGTGAAGAAATTCTCCACTCGCAGATTTATCAGGTAGATTTCCAACCTCAAAGTTTTTGAAACAGTACTTAAAAAACTGCTGACCTTCTTTGGTCTTTATCAGAGCACCAATAGCTAAGAGCACATCTCTGTGCTCTATTGCTTCTTGACGTTCTTTTTCAGCTTCGTATTTCTGAAGAGAGTTCATTAGTTAGCGTCAGTCCAAGTACCAAGGATACCTACAACCACCCACTGAGAAGCAGAAACAGCTTGTAGAGTAATTGTGTTACCGAGAGTAGCATTACTGATTTTATCACCAGCAGCGTTTGTCTGAACTAGAATTTGGTCAGCAGCATCCGGATCAACATCAAAAGCAGCAGCGTTCAATGTTACGAATGTTAAGCGACAACCGATAACAGCAGAAGCTTCCGGAAGTTCGATTTCAATCGCACCAGCATTGTAAAATGTAGCTCCACACTGAGAAGCGGTGATCGTTGTAGCTGAAGCTAAAACTCGTGTGTGAAGGAAACCAACACCAGAGTGAGCGACTGTAAATTTATCTTTAGCGCGTGAGCATACAACTCCAGCTCCACAATTTACGCGACTGAAAAGTTTAAGAGAAGCACCTTGGTTCATACCTTCAAATCCAGCAAAGCTTGGAGTCATAAAGGCGATGAGGCAAAACATAAAAACAGATAATAATTTCATAACCCTCCCAGGATTATTGTTGTTTAATACTTGAAGCATCTTTCGCAGCTTTAGCGACTGCTGGTAAAGTTTCTTGTAACATTTGTTGTCTCTGCATACTCTTCTCAGCTTGCTCTCTCATTGCATCTACTTTCGACTGTGGATTATTTAATCCTGCAGGTAGGTATAATCGATCTTCATATAGATCCGCGAGTTTATCAAGATTAATTTTGTCGAGAATCTTCGGATTGATCTGAGCAACGTTACCTACCATTGCTACGTATCTGTCGATCGAAGGAAGATCTGCTGCACGTTGAGCTTGAGCAAATACTGAAATCATTTCTGGTTTCAATGACTGGCCTTGCAATTCTTGTGGTGCTGCTTCTAGATATGGATCTTCGTAAAGAACATAATCCATGATCCATTCCAGAACTGGAAGATTGTAAGTGAAGTTTAGAGACTGAAGATTTGGACCGATGATTCGCTGTTGCTCTTCAACGATCGCACTTGTCTCAGTCGCAGTACGAGTCTTAGGATTTTTAGAAAGATATAATAAGAAGTCAGCGTAGAAGAGTTTATCAACCTGCTGTCTCATATCACCAACGTCACCGATTAAAGCTCCTAAGCCTTGACCGTTGATCTGGTAAACACTCTCAATTTTTTGATTCTGTGACATCGCTCTAGCATCGAGAGGGATGTATGTGTTAGGGGCATTGCTGATATAAGTTTTACGAAGCGATGCTGGCCCTTGAAGAGTCGGAGCTAACATGTGCTCTAATCCTCTATCCTTGGCAATCGCTTTTTTATTAAGTGATTTAACAAGTCCAAGAGAGTCCAGCATCGGACCTTTCTCACCGTACTCAAAGTCACTTGTCGATTTACCTACGATGAATGGCTTTCTACGCGCAGTAAATCTTCTGAGGAAAACACCATCATTTTTTTCTTCCGGAGAATCACCGTACTCTTGTCCTTCAGAGAAGAAATGTCCTCGTCCTCCACCTAGTTCATAAGTGAGTTCAAGCCACTGTCTGTTATCAGGAACGTCTGGATTACGGAAATCGTAATCAGGATTTTCCATGATGATGTGAACGATATCTACAGATTGAGTGTAGTTACCATCCTTATACATTTTCTTAACGTTGGTTGAAATGTTAGACCAATCTTCAACTCCGTTTGCATCCTTGGTACCGTATGTGTCCACGACAGCTTTCACATTGAGTGAGAATTCTCTCACCATGATAACAGCATCACCGTAGGCATCATTGATAACGAAGTAAGATCCAGGAATTAAAGTGTGAACGTAAAATCCACCTTTCTCTAAAATCTCGAAATAGTGAGCACCAGTATTGACCACACCGTAGTCATAGTAAAAATTACCAGCAGCGTGATAAAAATTTGATGAACCTAAATATGCTAGGGTTCGTGAAGTGTAGTGTTGCAACCACGCTTTGTTTTCCCAGTTATCATTGCGCTCTTGATCTCTGGTACCGATACGATACCAAGGACGAGAGGCAGAAGTATTTCCTTCAAGAAATCCTGCCACGAACGAACGTAGAGCAAGAACGTGAGTTGGATCAACTATGTGTTGATTTTTTCTCTCACCAGGAGTCTGACTCAAAAGCCACGTAGCTTTATGAGGAAGTCCCCATCTTAAAAGGTCACACCAAGTTCCTCGGATCTTGTCGAACTTTTCCTTGGCCTGGTGTCTTAAATATTCACATTGCTGTTTGCTTGATTTATTCATATTCCTAAGAAGTCTTTCTCATCTCCACCGAGTGAAAATGATCCGACAGCTTGCCCTTTATTTGCGGTTGATTTAGAAGTTGTATTTCTAGCAGCTCCGGCCATGAGGGATTGCTTACGCTGGTCATTTGCATTTTGAAGTAAAGCGTTCTGTCTTTCGGTTGCAGCATTAGCTTTTTGTTCTTCAAACTGTTCACGCGCCTGTTCGTTAGCTTCTTCAGCAGCTTTTGCACCAGACATTTCTTTGTAAGTGTTCATTCCAACACTATCATTCAAATCTGCTTTAAAGCCTTTGTCGTTATATTGAACCACACCAGCGGTCATTATCTGAGTATAAGAGTTGAGAACGTTCTCGAAGAAGTTTCCACCGCCTCCGCTACCGAAATTTTCCATTCCCCAGAGTCCACCGTTGCTATCATCGCTACCGCTCATTTGATCTCCATTCGATACATCGTCTCTAATTCTTTGAAACCCATGTTCTCTAAAGTACTCGGTTTTATATTTGTATGAGTTGTCAACATGGTAATTATATGATTAGCTCGGTCTTTCCCTATGTCAATGAATTTCTGGAACAGATGGTAAGCCGTTCTTCCTGAGTCAGGTTTCACGTAGAAAAGTGTTTGTTGCAAAATCGTCACTTTAGGATCAAGTGGACTGTTGAACAGATTACAAATCAGATGTCCGGAAATTTTCCCATCTCTTCTGCAAATTAAAAAAATTCTGTTCTTTACTAAATACTCAACGTCAGCATTTCTCCAATCAAACTTATCTTCAAATAATTTTCCAATTTTTGGAACTACCATTATTAGATATACGATCACGTCCTGCTTCTTTAAATCTTCTAACGTGAGTTGTTCAATCGTATAAACCATCGTCAGTCTCTCCATATAGTTCATCGTTTGTCTGAGCTTGTATTCTGAGCGCACCACTACCAAGAGCAGAGGGCACCCCATCTTCACCCAATTCATTCTCTGCTAATTTATCTATCACCTCATAAGCGAACAACAACACGCAACCATCGGCCACATCGGGAGATTGTCCAACACGCACTTTAATGTCAGCTTTCGGTTCAGCTAATTTTTGGTGAGTAACTTTATGACGAGTTCCCTTAGTCCAGCAAAGTTGTTTCTTGATGTCGTCAATCCACGCAGGATCTCTTGAATCAAGAACACCACCAGTCATGAGATCCTGTTGGGTTTTATAGTACATCATCGCACGAATGTTTTTATATTCAGATTTACTTGCTTCCAGGTTGTCACTTGGATTTTGCGCAAATGAGATTAGAACCCAATGATGTTTTCCTGCATCCATTGCGAAAGTGTAAACTGCAGTACCTTCACCTTGGTCAATGTGAACCGCATCTGCATTTAGTTTTCTTTCCCAGTAACACAATTTATTATAAGTAAGCCTGTGGGTATCAACACCTTTCTTCAGTTTATATTTTTCCAGGAGACACTTGTAGTGTCCTCTCTTGTACCAGATAGTCGTATCATCTCCACCAGTCCACGCAGGATCGCACGAGAGAATGGTAGGGAAGTGAGAGACTGCATCCATGTCAAAACCAATTCGACGAGCAAGAGCAGCTTCAACCGTTTCAACTTTAATGATTGAATCTTTTGACGACTTACGTGGAAGTCCACGCACACGCACTCGGAAGTCATCGTTATCTTCGTCACCACCAGCTTCGATTAACCACGCTGCGATTTGTTTTGGATCAATGTGCTTAAGCTCACGAGTATCAATACGTCGAGAGTTCCATAACGGTGAGGACATGTTCTGTTCAAACTTAGATTCAGGATCATCTGAGTTACCGAACGCCATGTGAAGTTTGATTGTCTCTGTCTCAGTAAACGCACCAGAGGCATACTGCCAAATGATTGATGGGATACCTGGAGCTTCCTCGAACACGTAGACTGCAGCACCACCCTTGTTGTGAAGGCCCGA